CTGAAAGCGATATTAATAAATATTTGGGTTTTGGTTCTCGTAATGATGTGAGTGGCAATCATTCTTTTTACAAAGATGAATGGGAAAATGATTTCAAACTTTGGGTTATTGGTTCATCTTATTGTCATCAAAGAAAGTTTGTTACTGATAATGAAACTTTTAATTGGTTTAAAAGTTTTGAGGTTGCAAAAAACAATGTTGAAAAAACCCATGAGCAACTGTTTGACCATGTAAATAAAAAAATGGAAAAACTAAAACTTGGTTTAAAATCTTACAAATACTTTGACCAAGCGAAAGAGTTAGCTGACAAACTTGGAATTGCATTAAATGAAAGTGTCTTGAACGAAAGTAGTTCAATGGCATTATCAATTTATAGTCCAACTAATTTAGCTGATTTATTAACTGATGAGGTTGAACAAACTAGGGAGGAAAAAATAGCTATAGCAAAACAACTGCTACAAGTACAACAAAATAGTTTAAATTAACTATTGACACTATGGGACAATCCATATAGGATTGTCCCATAACAGAAAGGTATAAAATGATAAAAGACAAACACTTTAAGATAACTTACTACTCAAACAAAGACGGAAAGCATATCACGAGAACAGGTACTCATGACGATAAGTCTAGATTTTGGACTTCTAAAATTGGCGAGGCTTTGTACACTTACTTTGATTTAGATCAATGGGGTTATAGAACTGCCAAAAAATCTTGGACAGTGAGGTACTAATGGAGTGGTTTTTATTTTTAACAATAATGAGTTTAATAGCATTAAGAGTATGGAGGGATATGTAATGAGCGATTTTAATTGGTGTCATGGACCGGAGTGCCATACCAAACATACCCAGGATAGAGTTCGAGGTGTTAAAGGCTCTAAGGTTTTAAGGACCAGAAAGATTAAATTAAACCAATGGAACAGCAGTGGACAATGGGGTTTCTTTTGTAGTAATCATTGTCAAAATGATTTTTGGAAAACTTATGCAACTCAAATCGTAGCCATTGCACCAAGGACCGAGTGCCTTGAAACGCCTGTCAATGTAAGTAAAGAAACAGTTGATCATCCATATTGGGGTAAACAAACTAATACAGAAATAAAGGTTGACGAAACTAGGTCAACTAATGTAGGATAATCCCATGATAGAAAGAATAAAAACAACTAATCCTTATTCCGGTGAGAGCGAACTGCTTACACCAGAAGAACACAAATTGTATATAGAAATCAAAGAGGCAGAATTTAACGAGGACTATATAACAATGGCAAAAGGTCTACGTAAATTTAGTAAGCTTAATGCTCAAGCTTATATGACTTTATTAGACTAACCTTTCTAGCCTAGGCCCTAGCGGGCCTAGGTCCAATAGAGGTACCAATCGGTTTCCAAAATCCAAAACTTTTTATTTTATTAATACACCTTTTGTAAAAAAGGGGTCCCAGTATTTGACATTTATGCTAAGTTTTATACATTCGTAGAGCCGAAATACTTTTAAAGTTTTTAAATTAAAGATGTAAAAAAATAATATAAATTTTTTATGAATGGAAAAAAATACAGATATCCGGAAAGACAAAAAACATATTATAAAAATTTATCAGATAAAAAAAAATTAGAAAATTTTGATAGAGCAAAAGATCGTTTATCTGATGAATATAAATATATGGAATCAAGATATCTTGTAATGAAACAAAGATATAAAAATAATAAACATTCTATAAAAAATAAAAGTGATATGTATACTTGTAATTTTACTATGGAACAATTTTTAAATCATTGGGAAGAACATAAAAAAAAATATGGAGGATTAATATGTGCTGTTAGTGGTTTGCCTATGACTCATATTGGATTAAATGATCGTTCTAATAAATATAAAAGAAATTGGTCTAATATAAGTGTAGATAGATTAGATTCAGATGAACCATATACTTTAAAAAATATTATTTTTGTAAGATGGGATATAAATTTATCTAAAAGAGATTTATCAATAAAACATATGAAAAAAATTATATCACTATATAATGAAAAATTTTTTAATTAAAATTTTATGGATACAGAGAAATTAAAATATTTAGATAAACTACCACCCGATGTAAGACGAGAGTTTGCATTACTAGCAAACAAATATGGCCAGAAGAAAAAGGAGTCTAGGATAAGAGAAGACTTCATGTCTTTTGTAAAACACGTGTGGCCTGATTTTGTGGAAGGATCTCACCATAGAAAAGTGGCAAAAAAATTTAATGATATTGCAACAGGAAAAATAAAACGTGTTATTATCAATATGGCACCTAGACATACAAAGTCTGAGTTTGCATCTTATTTGTTACCTGCATGGATGGTAGGTCGTAACCCTAAATTAAAAATTATTCAATCAACTAACACAACTGAATTATCTGTAAGGTTTGGTCGTAAAGCAAAACAATTGATGGACTCGCCAGAATACAAAGAAGTATTTCAAACAAGACTCAAAGAAGATTCTCAAGCTGCAGGTAAATGGGAAACACAACAAGGTGGTGAATATTATGCTGCTGGTGTTGGATCTGCAATCACAGGTCGTGGAGCCGATCTTCTAATTATCGATGATCCACATACTGAACAAGATGCAATGAACAATCAAGCTTTGGAAAGAACTTACGAGTGGTACACATCAGGTCCACGTCAGCGTTTACAACCTGGTGGAACGATCGTGATTGTAATGACGAGGTGGAGTCAAAAAGATTTAGCAGGTCGTTTAATTAATGCACAAAAAGAACCTAAAGCTGATCAATGGGAAGTTATAGAATTTCCTGCCATCATGCCAACTGGTAAACCTTTATGGCCTGAATACTGGAACCTGAAGGATTTAGAAGCGGTCAAGGCATCTATTCCACTTTCAAAATGGAATGCACAGTACATGCAAAATCCAACTGGAGAAGAAGGAGCTTTGATCAAAAGAGAATGGTGGCAAGATTGGGAAGGCGATATTCCACCACTAGAACATGTAATACAATCTTACGATACAGCGTTTATGAAAAAATCTTCTGCTGACTATTCAGCGATAACGACATGGGGAGTTTTTACACCGAACGAAGATAGTGGTCCTTGTTTGATATTAGTTGACGCCTTAAAAGGCAGATACGAGTTTCCTGAACTAAGACGTATTGCACTAGATCAATATGGATACTGGAATCCTGAGACCGTAATCATAGAATCTAAGGCCTCTGGGCTACCTTTGACATACGAGCTTAGAAAAATGGGGATTCCAGTTTTAAACTTTACACCATCAAAAGGAAATGATAAACATACTAGAGTTAACAGTGTTTCTCCACTGTTTGAGTCCGGGAGAATATATGCTCCTAAAGAAATGGAATTCGCACAAGAAGTTATTGAAGAATGTGCAGCGTTTCCATATGGCGATCATGATGACTTGGTCGACTCTATGACTCAAGCTGTAATGAGATTCAGACAAGGTGGTTTGATTCAACACCCTGAAGACTATCAGGATGAAGAGTTACCACAGAAACAGAGGACGTATTATTAATGGGTAAACTTGCACAATTTTTATTATCACTTGGAAACTTGGTTAGAACTGGTGGCATCAAAAAAATAGAAGATGCTTTTAAATTTGCTAAGAATGAATTTGGTGAAGTAACACCATTGCTTAAAAAACAAATTGAGAGAGTATTCTCAAGAGGCAAGAAGCAGGAACCAGGCACCAGGAAACAGGAAAAAGATAATGTATTTACTTTAGTTCCAAAAGACAAATTAAGCCCTGCAAAGATGGAAGAAGAAGGATTAGGACTTGAAAGCTTAAAAAATCCAAAAAGACCCGGTGGTCCCTTGGATCCGACGATAGGCATCACGAGAGCTTTAGCTAGAAAAATATTAGATAGAAGAGGAATTGAGATAGGTAAGAAAGATCCAATAGATGTATTCACAGATACTTTTGGTGAAGCAATCAATGATGTTAATAATCTTGCTGAAGAGATGATAGAGATAGATGCAAGAGGTGGTGGTATGAAAGACATGGATCAGATGTTAGAGATAGAAGGTCTGTTTGATATTGAAATACCTAAAAATCCACAAAAAGGATTAACAGATGATGAGCTTTTAGAATTAATGAAAAAAAATGAAGAGGAAAAAATTTTAAAAGATTTTGATCCAGAAGATAGAAAACCAAACGCAAAAGGCGGACTAAATTATTTGATGGGGATGTAATGAAGATAGGTGAATACGAACAGATGATGGCCTATCTAACTCGTCCGGGTTTTAAAGATGGTACAGAAAAAATAGTAGAACCACCAAAGTCCATGCAGATGGACACGACTACAAGTAATCCAATTCCAGAATATGATATAAATGATTTTAAAAATGATGCTGAAACATTTGTTTTAGCGTATCACAATAATACTTTACCTAGAGCTGACATCGCAGACAAATTAAATGCTTTTGCGAAAAAAGGTGTTGATGCAGGAACTTTCTCTATGCAAGACGCCGGAGTCATGGTCAGACGATTAATCGGCGAAGTAAAAGACAGAGCACAAAAACAAAGACTACGTGATGTTGTACCTGAAGGTATTGGCAGAAAAGAATTTAAATATGGTAGCGTACCAGGAGAAGGAAACTCAAAAATAGACTATGATCCTGAAACAAAAATTTACAGAAAAAGAGTACAAGAAACTGTAGATGGTAAAAAGACAAATAAATATATTTATTCAGAACCAGGTCAATCTTTAGAAGATTTCAAAAAAATAAAACCTGTAAGATCAACAGGGGCTGATGATGCAACTGTAAGAGCAAGACAGTTTATAGATAATTGGACTAAAAATTGGTTCGATAATAATTTAAAAAATTATGGTGTAAGAGATTTTGATGTAATGATAAATGATTTGTCAAAAGACTGGAGCGAAATATTAGAATCAGGAGATGCTCCTAAAGGATCTGCAAGATTTAAATTATCGACACCACAACTTGGACTACCTAATGTAACAAGTGGAAGAGATGTAACAACTAAAAAAGGTAGTATTAAACCATTTAATTACAATGATGTAACCTTTTATGCAAACTTAGAGGGTTCTGAAAAAGAGTTAAGTAAAACTTTATCTCAATATAAAAAAGTATTTTACAAAAATAAAATTGAAACAAATCCACAATTAAGATCAGGATTAAATAATTTTTTTGAATTTATGTCCAGAGATAAAAGAGGTTTGTATAAAAAACTTGATGGAAAAACTATTAAAGATTTTATGAACACAGTAAATGATGACGTTAAATTTTTATTAAATGACGAAGCTTCTGGTTTAGGTAAAGCTTCTAAAAATGAAGTATTTAATGCTTACGATGATCTGGCAGATAATTATAATAAATTCACACAAGACAAAGCTAGATTAAAAGCTGTTCAAAATGTAACTGAAGCTAAAATAAAAGCAGGTCCAGAAACTTCTGGACAAACAGATGAACTAATAAAACAAATAAGAGATCAAAACAAACAGGTTGCAAAGATGAGTCCAGAGGAACTTGCAAAAAATAAAAATTTTATTAAAAGTTTAAGATTAGTTATAAATCCACAAACAGGTCAAGTTAGTTTTTCAGGTTATACTGAGAACGATCCAAAGGTAAGAACTAAAGGTGTAAAAAGTGATTTAGAATTAGCTAAACACGCAATAGAAAGAGCTAAAGACCCAGCTAAAAAAGGTGGTCTATTTAGCTACGATCATATTTCAAAAAAATCTTTTGGAAAAATGAACACACAATTTCCTAATAATATTCAGTCAGCAAACTATATAACAAATGCTCAACTAGAAAACGCAAGAAGATTTTTAGAAATTCCAGAAAATAGAAATACACCTGCTGCACAGAATCTTGATAAAGTTTTAGAAGATTTAAATTTAACCATAAGAGGAAAAAAAGAATATGGTGGAACATATGGAAATAAATCTAATATTGTTTTTGATTCAAAAACAAATCGATCAAATATTGTCGATAGTCAATTATTTAAGAACGTAGATAAATTAAAAACCAGCGGCATGTCACTTGGAGCAGCAGGCGATATTCCAATGGCAAAAGAAATTTTATCAAAAGATTTAGAAAAACTTAAAACTATATTTGGATCTAAAGCTGCAAAACAAATAGCACAAACAACTTTAAGAGGTGCAGGAGCAGTTTATCCTTTTGAAACTTTGTTAACGGGTGATATGCAACAACGAGGTCTTTCTCCAAAAGAAATGGCATTAGACATTGGTACAGTTGGACTTGGTACAATTTTCAAAGACATAAAAGAAAAATTTGATTACGTAAAATCAAAAGGGTTAGGTGACGAATTACAAAGTGCGTTTAGAAAACAAACAATAGATCAACAAGCTAGACCTGTATTAGGTGGAGCTGAAGGTATGTTTCAAGAACAAACTTTAACACCAGATGAACAAGCAGCGTTAAGAGCATATAACCTTGATGCACAAAATATTATTGACATGCGAAGATCTAATCAAGCAGATGAGTATAGAAAAACTGATGAAGCATTTGGTTTCGATGACCCAATGATAAGAACCGGAGCAATGGGTGGTGGCATTATGAGATTAAATTTTTCTGTAGGAGGTCTTGCATCTTTATTCAAAAAAGCAGCACAAGTTTCTGATGCATTACGTAGAGTTAAAAATGCAACTTTTGAAATGTTTAATAACGTAAGAATGTTTGGAGATCAAAAAGGTATTGAAAAAAATTTAGAAGGATTCACAAACATACCAGACAAGAATCGTAAGCTTTCTTCATTAGAAGATATACAAACATTAAAAGAAAACGTGCCAGAAAAATATCATCAAGATTTAGATATCATGAAGAGGTCCATTGAACAAAATAATTTTGAAACTGCTTTTAAACAATACGAAAAATTTGAAAAAGATTTAGACCCATCGTTAAAATTTGAAAATATTCCTCAAGAATATTTCCCAATGGTTGACCCATTAAATGATGCATTTATAATTAAAGGACCTAGAGATAGTTTTAAAACAGGTAGATATCAAATAAAAACTTCAATGGAATTAGATGAGGCTGGAAAACCTACTGGTAAATATCAAACAGAAAAATATGATACCTTCGATCCTGAAACCGGAAAATTTAGAGAAGAACCTGAGTTAGTCGGTGCAAGCACAGATAAAGGCAAAGAAGGTTTAAATTAATGTATTCAAAAGGCAAGAAGAGTGGCCCGCCACCAAAGTCCGGACCCATGCCTCAAGGCTTGAAATTATCCTATAATACTGTTAAAGATGTAAAACTTACGGAGAAAATAAATGGCAACAGACAAATCGCTTCCAAACGAACCAAGAAAAACATTTGAAGTTCCAGGTGAAGAAGAAATACAAGAACAGATTGTCTT